TTTAAAAATAGGACCGTAAATTTTAGCTGATGTGGTTGCAAATGTCTTACCTGGTAGTTCAGCTGCCTCACATTGTAGTGCAAGATACCTACTTATAGATGCGTTTGAAGTCTTCGACTGTTCTTCTGTTGGTGAGTTGCCAAGAACATCGTTTACAGATTGTGTTATGTCAGTAATTAAATTGTTAGGCAAGTTTAATATTTGTTCAATCAAACTCTGTGATATGAAGTTGTTGATATAATTTGGTATCGGCAGAACAACTTCAAAACGAGCTGGTCTTGCCAACCCATCCTTGGCTCTGATGTTTGATAGAAATGATTGTGGTGTAAATGCCATTAGAATTTTGTCCTAGAGTCGTTATAAACTTTGTTGGCTGATGCACCTTGAAAGTTCTGAAACGGTAATAATACAGCAATGTCCCATTCATTGGCCTCAATTTCTAAGAATCTACTGTCAACGTGTTTGAACAGGTACTTTTTTATACAGGGCTTGGCTTTGTATGCCTTACCGATATTCTTTAGTTTGCTGTATGTCAAACGCAATCTTGTTGTTTCATCATAATTTGAATTGTTTGCATATTCACTCAACGCATCCAGTAATACCAGTCTTTGCTTTGGGCTGATATAGTGCAGGTTCAGACCTAGAAAACCATCACGGTAAGTTTCAATTGGAATCACCAGAGGAAACTTATCCCAATACGGTAACATATCCTTTGTCTTAGGATCATAGTAATAGAAATACATTTTCCCAAGAATCGTGCTATCCTTCAATCTTTCCTTATCGCGGGTGACCGACTGTCTGGTCGGATTGAGTTCAGCTATCTTGGCACGAAGCCAATCTCTTGCCGAGCCAGTGCGGGGTTTCAAACCCTTCTTGCTCAGTTCTTCATTAATTCTGTCTATTAGGTAAGCCATGCTTTATTTATGTCACTCATCATTACCTTATTTTCTAGAGGATTTCTTATAAGTATCGGTGTCCGCTTTCATTTAAAGACCTAGTTCCTTCTCGGTCATAATCATAAACTTCCAACCGTGTTCTTGGCAGAATATGTCTGCTGCTTTCCACTTCTCTTGGTTGACCACAAAAGTTGCTGCTTCCTGTAGGTACTTCCTTGTCTTTTTCTTCCGCACCGGTTGTTTTGTCTGTGCAAACGGCTTCACTTCAATAATGTAGGTCATCACCAGACCGTTTTTTTGCCTCATTTTTGCGATAAAATCTGGAAAATAACGGTGTATCTTGTTGTCTATGGGTGACCGGTACGGTATGTAAAGTTCTTCAGAACCCCACCAGATTACATCAGGATGCTCGTCCAACCACTTCATAACACGCCGTTCCCATGAGGAACGATAGATGATGTTGGTCGCATCACCTTTGTATTTCGATGGATTGGTCGGTTTAAACCAACCCTTATAGGTTTTATTGCCGAATGTCATATAAATATCTAGTTAACTTTCATAGGAATTTCGATGGGACTATTCAACTTAGGTGATATATCCTTCGATACCAGCAATAGACCTGGTATCACAAATCTGGCTAAATCACAATACAATACCAGTTTATTGAGATATCCTATTGATTTAGGTGCAGCCGATAAGGGACATTACATACTTATCAACATCAATGCACAGATAAATTCTAGTTACAAATATTCTGCGATAAGTGATATCTCTACAGTTGTCGCAAATCAAGCTGCAAGAAATGCAACACTTGGTGTCAATACAACCGCAGGTACAGCTTCAAATTTTTTAGGTGCTACAAAAGAACTTACAGATGCGGCATTATCCACTCAAATAGGACAGAATATAATTAATGGTGTTAATTCTGTAACAAATTTTGTTAATAATTTACCTGGTGGTCAAACTGCTGTTGATGCTGGAAAAACAACATTTGACACTATTAAAGATTTTGGAAAAAATATTGATCCAAATATAGGCATTCGAACAGTTAAGAGAATTGCTGATACGGTTGCGTTGTATATGCCTGATAATTTGAAATTTAATTATCAACAAGAATACAATAGTAGTTTAGCTTTAGGTAATAGTGGTCTTCAAGCTCTAGGTAGTTACGCTAGTTCTGCGATTGATACTTATAGAAGTGGTGGCGGTGTAAACGGTCAAATCAATAATGCTGCACCCTTTATTTTCAACTACCTTGCAAATAAACTTGGTGATGTAGGTAAAGTTCTTTTCACTGCTGGTAGTGGCGGCATGGTTCAAAATCCTATGAGAGAAATTTTATATTCTTCTCCAGGATTCAGACAATTTCGTTTTGATTTTTTGTTAACACCTAGAGATGAAAAAGAAGCTAAGATGGTACAAGATATCATTGACAAATTGAGATTTCACCAGGCACCAGAAATAATTGCTGGATCTGGTGGATTTTTCATGTATCCTCCTTCTGAATTTGATATATCTTTTTATTACAACGGATCAGAAAATCCAAACATACCAAAAATTTCAACTTGCGTTTTAACTAACATAGAAACAGATTATGCACCTAACGGATTTTCAGCTTATGAAATTGAGAGAGAACGCACACCAACTATGGGTAGAACAGGTATGCCTGTTGCGATTCGTCTAGGTCTATCATTCATGGAAACAGAATACATTGTTAAAGGCAGCCCATTACTTTCAAATTCTCAATATGATACTGAGAAAAAAGTAGCACAAAATTTTGTAGATTTCTAAAACTATGTCAAAATATTTTACCAATTTTCCAAAGACAGTCTATAGCCTAGAAGATAAGGTCATAGGTCTCGATACAGTTACAAATATTGTATCTCGTTTCTCTATGGAACAATCATTTAAAAGTAATAGTTCTGTATACGAAAAATACAACATACAAGATAGTGATACACCAGAAATTATTGCGGCAAAATACTACGACCAACCAGAAAGACATTGGATGGTTCTTGCTATGAATGATATTGTTGATCCGCAGTATGATTGGCCACTCGACTATAGAACATTCATCAGTTATGTAACCGACAAGTATAGTGCAAATGCTTCAGTTGGTCAAACTGGTTTAGAATGGGCACAAGGTCATACTCACTCATATATTTTGATTGAAACAAGAACTACTGTTGGTTCTAAAGATTCAATCGAAAGTCGTGTTATTGTTGATGCAAATACATATGCAAATACAGCTGCCAGCACAACAACAGTAACTTTGAAAGATAACAACCAAGTAAAAATAGATATAACAAAAGAAACTCAGTCTTACTATGACTATGAAGATGAAGAGAACGAAAAGAAGAGACAAATAAAATTGTTGAAGTCTGAATTTGCAAATAAACTTGAAATGGAATTGAAAGAAGTTTTCGATAGATGAGTTTCAATCTTAGACAACCTACTCAATTCACGGTAAAAAGTTTATTGCTTGTTACCAAATTTGGAAATATAGATGTTAGAGCTATATACCAAGAATTGAATATATTTGATAGTATGTTTATGCCTTGTATGCGAGGCAACATATTGATTTTAGATTCTGTTGGTATGGCAGAAAAATTATTTCTTGATGGTAGTGAATACCTTAAAATTGAAATCAGTAAATCAGATGAACCATCATCATCACCTCTTACATTTACAAAAACTTTTCGCATATACAAGTTAAGTAAGAGAACAAGTTACAACCAAAATTCAGAACTGTTTGTTTTGGATTTTATTTCTGATGAGATGATATATTCATTACAGAAAAAAATCAAACAATCTTTTGTTGGTGAGCACAGCCGTATAGCAACAACGGTAATGAATGGTATATTACAAATCAAAAAACCTCAGCGTGTCGATACTACCAAAGGTATACACACAGTTATTATTCCTAACTTGTCACCTTTTGATACGATGAATTGGTTAACAAAAAGAGCCGTTAGTAAAGAAAATTTACCAGATTTCTTTTTCTTTGAAAACAAATACGGATACTATTTTGCATCACTATCTTCATTGATAAGTGAGAAACCAATCACAGATATTCTGTTTGAACCTAAGAACATTGCAAATTCAAAAGATAGAGATTTTTATGGTGCAAGAGATGTTGAAGCTGTTAGACAATTCAATCTTTTAGAGAACATAAGTAATGGTGTATACTCTGGTACATTAATTACGATTGATCCTTTGACTAGAAAAAAGAATTATGTCAAGTTGAACTTTAGTGACATTTATGGTCAACCTCAATCTCACTTGAACAAGAATCCAAATTTTGTTGGTGGCAAAAATAAAATTGGACTAGATGCTTCGCAGATGTTTGATTCTAAAGTATCATTGTATCCTACATTTACTTCAAGAGATTCTAGTGCATGGATACAAACGAACGATATACAAACAGGTAAAATTATTGACGATACCCACACTTATGTTTTTCAGAGAACGGCTATCATCACAAACTTACTACAAACAATTTTGCATGTGAATCTTCCTGGAGATTTTGGATTTACCTCAGGTCTTACCGTAAATATGAAGATGCCAGTTAGAGGTATTCAAGATCCCGATTCAAACCAGTTAGACAGCACTTTAAATGCAAAATATATAATTACAGCTGCAAGGCATATAATTAAAGGTGACAGGCACGAAACAGTTTTGGAACTTGCGACAGATTCAACCAACAAACCATTTTATAATATAGGACCTGATCCTAAATTCTTAGGACCATTTTGATTATGGAGAACAAAAACTTTATAGGTAAAAATGGATTTATCTGGTGGGTTGGCGTTGTTGAAAACCGTGTCGATCCGCTTGCTGTTGGTCGTTGCCAAGTAAGAATCATTGGGTGGCACGAAGAGGATCCAAAAATAGTTCCTACAAAAGATTTACCATGGGCACAAGCAATGATACCATTAAACGATTCTAAAAATTTTTCATCACCTAGAGTGGGTGACTGGATTGTTGGATTTTTTATGGATGGTGAACAGGCTCAGTTACCTGTTATGATGGGTGTTTTACCAGGATTGAAACCATGACATTTAGTGTTGAAGAAGCTGGAACTAGTGTATCCGGTGGTGTTACTGTTGAGACATTTCCACCAACACCGTTATATACGGGTGATGCGCCACAATCAGGAACACCATCTAATACACCTTCTTCTGGTTATGGTAATGTATCAGGCACTATCATTGATGCAACTAACAAGAAGAGAGACCATGTTTGCGGATTTATTGACAGTCTGAAACACGACCTTGGTTTGAAAGATTTTTTTCGTGCAGTTGGTAAATACATAAGAGATGCTATTCGTGCTGTGCTTAAGGCTATGGGTTTTTCAGACCCATCAGGCAAATTAACTTACTATGCTAATTTGTTGAAAGCTCTTGCAAGAGAAATCAAAGCAATAAGAGTAGAGATTCTTCAGCCTATCATTGACTTTGAAAAATATGTTCTTGCATATGTTACAAAAATCAGAGCAATCATTCAATGGATTTTGAGTCTACCTCTTCAGTTATTAGCACTACTAAAAAATTGTTTAGAGAGACTGCTTAAATTAATTGGTAGTGTTTTCGCTGATATCATTACTGGCGCGCTAGGTTCTTTACCCGATACACCTACTGAAGGTCTGTCAGATGCTATCGCTGCGGCGAAAGAGGTTGCACAAGAAGCATATAAGGCAGCACAATCTGTTTCTACTATCGTTGGTCTTGCAATAACTATTCCTGCTGCAGCCACTATCGGTCTATTGGCACCAGTTAGTCAGTCTGACCTAGATGCAGCAAACAACTATATACAGACCTACAATTCAGAGAATCCAACCGTATCTGAATTTACTGGTCGAAACACAAATATTTTGGTGCAATGGGGTATGCCAGACCAAAATGTTGTGAGTAACTACATTTTTGCTGCAAGCAAACCGGCATTTTAAGAGAATATTATGGCAACTAAAGAATTAGGTAATATACCACACTTGATAGATGATGACGGTTGGACTGAACCAGAATCAGCAGCAAACACATCATATCAACCGGTTTATCCATATAACAATGTAAAACAAACAGAAGCTGGCCACTTGTTTGAGATGGATGATACTCCGACCCGTGAACGCATTCGACTACAACATGGTAAAGGTCTAACATTCGTTGAGATGCATCCAAACGGTGACCAGGTACATAAAGTATTTGGTGATGACTATGAAATCACCATAAAAAACAAGAATGTTCTTATCAAAGGTGCTTGTAATGTTCAGGTCGTTGGTGATTGCAATCTAAAAGTTGACGGTGACTATAACATACAAGTTGGTGGTGATTACAATGTCCTTGTCGGTGGCAAGATGAAAACAAGGGTTGTTGGTGATTTGAAATTTGATTCTGATAGTGATGTTTCAATTAGTGCTAGTGAAAATTTTGGTGGTCAGATTCGTATGGCTGCCGCAGATAACCTGGCTCTAACTTCTGATTTGGTTGTCAATGGTGCGATATATGGTGATTTGATTACATCACAAACTAGGGTTGATGCTGGAACAGGTGTAAGTGCAGGATCTTTTGGTTTTGTTTCTCTAACAGGTGGTTTATCACTAGGTGTTCCTGTTGCAGTTCCTGGAACAGTCATAGCTACTAAAAGTGGAATTTTTGGATTTAGTGTAACAACGCCGTTTCTAACTTCAATAGTTAGCACAAACATACTGGGTGCTTCTGTAGGATTTTATGATTTATTGAATTGGGCAGTTAAATATTCAACACATATTCATCCTGCTCCTCTTGGTATGACAGGACCACCAACTCAACCACCAACTCAAACTGTGTCGTGTTAATTTTATTATGGAGAAAAAATAATGGCAAATTACGGAATTTATAAAAGGTTAGGATATAATTTTGACGATTCTTCGTTAGGAATTATTAATCTTTCTCAAGAAGCAAAAGACCATCTAAATTCTACACCTAGCTTACTTTTAGATTGGCAGAAGAGAGATATTGCAGATTCGAATGTTTCTGGTTATGTAAAAAATCCAATGGATGACCTTTACATATCATTTCGTTCAAATGCTAATTCAATATTTACCGTTGCAAATAATGATCCTGCAAACACTTGGAGCAGTTTCGATGCTGCAAATTTATTGATAAGTGTTTCAAGTTCTCTTGTAGCATCTCTTGATAGATTCAAGAGCCATACTGATAACATTTCAGGTGTTGCTGCTATTGAATCTGGAGGTGTTGACGCTGGAACACATCCATACAAAAAAACAGCAGCAGGAATAGGAAAGTTATTAGTTTACATAACAAGCGAATCAGATAGTATCTTAAATGCATCTCCAATACTAGGCAGTTTTACAAGTTTGTTTGTTGCAGATAGTTTTTCATCAAATTCAAATGTAATTATTTCTGATAGTGCGACAGTAAATGCTGCTGTAAATTCGGGCGGCGGTATCTGTATTCTAACTTTAAGTCAAGCTAATGTCATAGCATCTCATATGAATACTGCAAATGCTTTGATTGAGACAAGAAGAAATCACGATGTTCAGTTTTTTAGAAATTCATTGTCAGTAATTTCAGACTTTGGAAAAACACAAGAATTTGCAAATATGGGTGAAGTTGAGCACAATCTAGCCAATAATTATATTGGTACCGACAAACTACTTTCTAGAATTAACTCATAAATAAAGCATGGCAACCGTAACCACAGACATAGTTAGAGAATTTAAAGACCTGGATCTGAATTTTACCATTCATCCAGTCAAAAAAGACATTAACCGAAATCTCGGTGCGATGGCAGTCATCAATTCCGTAAAGAATCTGGTACTGACAAACCATTATGAAAAACCATTCCGACCAGAGATTGGATCTAATGTCCGTAGGTTGTTGTTTGAAAATCTTGATGTTGTTACTGCGACAACCATAAGAAACGAAATACAACGAATGATTGAGAACTATGAACCTAGGGTTAGTATCATAAACCTTAAGGTTAATGCAGATTTCGACAATAATGGGTTCAAAGTTTTTATGGAATTTTACATTGTGAATCAAACTTCGCCCGTCACAATTAATTTTTTCCTTGAACGGATTCGATAGATGGCTAACGCTCGTTTACAAATTACCGACCTTGATTTTGACCAAATCAAAAACAACTTAAAGTCTTACCTACAACAACAATCAGAGTTTACTGACTATGATTTTGAAGGTTCAAGTCTTGGTGTTCTATTGGACATTCTCGCATATAACACCCATTACAACGCATACTATCTGAACATGGTGGCAAATGAGGCATTTCTTGACACCGCAATGTTGCGTGATTCTGTCGTGTCTCACGCAAAGACTTTAAATTACATTCCATATTCATATGCTGCACCTAGAGCAATCACTACTATCACCGTTGAGACAAATGATACAACACCAGGAACATTAACTCTTCCTAGAGGTCAGACATTCTCATCAAATCTAATTGATAACCTGTCATACACTTTTGTTACATTAGAAGATGCCACAGTAACCAAATCTGGCACACAGTTTGTATTTGAGAATGTTAGTCTATATGAAGGTAGACTAGTTAACTACAATTTCTCATACAACAAGAATTCAAATCCAAAATCTATATTTCAGTTGCCTGATAACAATGTTGATACTAACACCTTATATGTTACAGTAACAGACAATGTTGGTAACACAGCAACACAGGTATACAACCATGTTAGTGATGTATTGGATGTTGATCCAACAACTAACGCATATTTTATACAAGAAGCCAGAAACGGTAACTATGAGATTTACTTTGGTGACGGTGTTATTGCTAAACAACTTGTTGATGGTTCAACTGTTTCTGTTAGTTACCTAGTTACCAACGGAACGGCTGCAAACAAAGCAAACGCATTTGTGCCTGATGGTCCTATATCAACATACAATATCATTGATGTTGTAGTCAATGATGTTGCTGCTGGTGGTGGAGTTCGTGAGGCAGTAGATTCAATAAAGTATTCTGCTGCAGCTCAGTATGCAACACAAAATCGTCTAGTAACATTCAAAGATTATGAGACATATATTCGTTCGAAGTATGCAAGTATCGACTCCTTATCTGTTTGGGGTGGTGAGACTGATGTTCCGCCAGTATATGGTAAAGTTTATATCTCTCTGAAACCAAAGACAAACTACTACATTTCAGAAACAGAAAAACAAAGAATCATAACTGATATTGTTAATCCAAAAGCAATCGTAGCTGTTCAGGCAGAGATTCGTGATCCAGAGTACCTATATTTGATTGTTGAAACTTCAGTTCAGTATGATCCTAAAAAGACTACACTAAAAGAAGATGCAATCAAAACAAATATTCGCAATTCTATTTTAGGTTATCGTGACACCAATCTGAATAGGTTTGGTGCAAGTTTTGTTCTATCAAAACTTCAAGATGCTGTTGATTCTACTGATATAAATTCTATCATTGGTTCGGAGGCTATTGTTCGTGTTCAACGCCGTTTTGAACCAAACATCGGCAACTCAGCAAGTTATATGATTAAGTTTAATGTACCTCTACATCGCGGAACAATCACAAACAAATTAAAGTCAACAGAATTTGATGTATATGATACTTTTGGTGTTCGTAGAACCGCACAGTTTGATGAGACACCACAATCATATACTGGTATTTCTGAAATTCAAGTAACTAATCCTGGTGTTGGGTACACTACAGCACCAACAGTTACTATCTCTGGTGACGGTTCAAATGCAACAGCTGAAGCCGTAATTGTGAACGGAAGAATTCAAAAGATTATCGTTACTAACCGAGGCATTGAATACACTCAAGCTACTGTAAGTATCACAGGTGGCAACGGTTATGGTGCAGAAGCAATCGTTGTCGTTGATGCAAAAGTTGGTGTTCTAAGAACAATATACTACGACTCACTTGCACAGAGACAGATTATTAATGCAAATGCCGGTACTATTGAATATGATAACGGTATAGTAAACATCAACGACATAAGATTCTTGTCTGTAAACTCTTCAGATGATTTGGTTCACCTAACGATTGAAGCTGAGAAAGGTATCATACAGTCTATTCGAAACACTATTCTGACAATCGACCAAGATGATCCAGTTTCAATCGTTACAACATTGACACAATATAGTAGCTGATAATGTCTGACAAAAAAACATCGTTACTGATTAATCGTCAGGTACCAGAATTTGTTCGTGACGAATACCCTAAATTCGTTACCTTTCTAGAAGCCTACTATGAGTTTCTAGAAAACAAACAAACTGGTCAGAGCAACGATTTAATAGTAAAATCTAAAGACCTGCGTTATCTTTCTGATGTAGACTATTCGATAGACCAGTTTGAGGATGAGTTCCTTAACACTTACGCATCGTTATTGCCAAAAGACATTAGTGTAGATAAGGCACTAATGATTAAGAAACTTTTGCCTTTGTATCTGGCAAAAGGAAACGAAAAGTCGTTCAAGTTACTATTCAGAATTCTCTTTGATGAAGAAGTAGAAGTTATTCAACCAAAGAGTAACATTCTTCGTGCGTCTGATGGTAAATGGTTGATTGAGAAAGCATTCCGTATTTCACAAGATGTTTACAGTACCTATACTGCAAATGGTAATACATCTTCTAGTGCTACAGCATCAGGTAACACAGTTTTCCAAATGGCACAAGTTGCTGGTTTAGATGAGATTGCAGTTTATGTTGATGGCACTTTGCAAACATCGGGTTACAAAGTTCGCCGTGAATCAAAGAAGGTTCTATTTGATACAGCACCTTCTGCAAATTCTCAGATTAAAATTCTATACAACAATTTTGACTATGCATTGTTAGAAAATAGAAAACTTACAGGTGAAACATCAGGCGCATACGCTGTTGTTGAAAGAACTGCTCAAAAAACTATCAATGCAAAATCAGCATTTGAATTGTATGTCAACGATAAAACACTTGTTGGCACATTTAGTAACGGTGAAAATGGTTTACTAAACATAGTTGGTGATAATGATGAACTGATAACTATAGAGGTTTTAGGCCTTTCAACATTATCAACAATCAATGTAATTGACGGTGGTGCAAGTTACAATGTAGGTGATCCAGTTACAATAACGGGTGGTGGTGCAACCGAAACTGCTGAAGCAATAGTTTCAGAAGTATTCTCTGGTTTTATTAACCAAGTGCGCGTTCTTGCTGGTGGTGCAGGATTTAAAGTTGGTTCAAATGTTAATGTTATAGGCTCTACCTCAAATGCGGCACTGGTTCTTGCGATAGATGGCGTTGATGTTTCTGGTGCCAATACCGCAAATACCTTTGTTGTTGATACTACAAGAATTGCTAACTATGAATCAATTGCAATTAATGCAGCAGATTATGGATTTCCTAATACTTCTATATCAGAGAATGTCCAATCAAGAATTATTGATGCACTTGCTTTCTCAAATGTAACAAGTATTGGCCCAATTACCAATGTATCAGTTTTGTTTGCTAACGCAATTTTCACTACTGTACCAACAGTTGATGCTGATTCTGCACCATTTATCAACGGCGCCACAGATGAACAACATGTTCTTTACACTCGTTCACTCGGAAGAATAACAATCTATGATGGTGGAGATGGTTATAAGATTGGTGATGAACTTCTCTTTATCAATTCAGGTGATATGAATTTTGGTTTTGGTGCTGCAGCAGCCGTAACGAATGTATCGGCAACAGGTGCAATTACTAAAGTAGAGTTGCAACCACCTCGTATTACCGGTGTTGCAAATACTTACGGATCTACAAATGTAACAGTCTTAGGTGTAAACACTCTATTCTTAGATGAATTGCGTGTTGGTGACAGAATTATCATAAACAACGAATCGCGTTACATCAATACGATTACTTCTAACACATCGTTGAATGTTAATGTAAACTTCAACTATACAACAACAGGCGGCGGCAAGAAAATTGGTCTATACGGTGCATTGCCTGTAGGTGGTGTAAACTATGAAGAATCAAGATTGCCAACAATCAATGTCTCTTCTGTTATAGGTGCAAATGCCAACTTAGCAGTAACTGCATTGATGGGTAGTGGTGAGAATCTGTTCGCAACCGCAGACCAAGACCCTGGCGCAATTCTGAAAATCAGAGTTACAAATGCCGGTGCAGGATATCAAACACCACCAACAATTGACCTAACACAGAAAGGTGATGGAACTGCTACTGCCAATTCACAGGTTGAACCAAGTTATGTTACCTTCCCTGGTCGTTGGACTACCTCAGACAGTATACTATCTGCATCAGAAAGAGTTATACAAGGTAGAGACTACTATGTTGACTACTCGTATGTATTGTCTTCAAAGGTAGAGTTTGCCAAATTCAAAGAATTGTTCAAGAGTTTGGTTCACCCAGCAGGATTTGTTGAGTATGGTGAATACAGAATTGATGAAACTATCGCTGCTAACAACCTATCTACCATCAGTTACTCAAGCAATGTTATTTCAGGAACTGTAAATGTAAACAACAGTATCTATGTAACAGGTACCAACACACTATTCAATGTTGCTTATGCTAACAGCACTATCACTATTGGAACACAAATTGCAATTGGTTCAGAAGTTAGGACAATCAGTAATATCTTGAGTAATACCTCACTAAGAGTTACATCTGCTTTTACTCAAACTGCAAATAATCAAGAACTTGTAATCGTTACATAAATAAAGAATTACTATGGCTACTTCATACACATCTAAAAAACTCTCGTTTAATAACGCAGAGCAATTCAAAGAATCTTTTACCGAACCACAACCAACGGTCGGTTACTTGTTCATTGGCAATAATGTTCCTTATGCAAACGAAGCATCACCAGACTCTATTGTAGATTCTACATCAGATGAGAAAAGTGTTTGGGACAACATGTTTGCTGCAAAGAAAGTTACAGGTAACGATGTTGAGTTAGTTGTTCCGCGTGTCAACTGGACATTAAACAACCGATACAAACAGTTTGATGATAAAATTTCTACAGACGAATTGGTGACCGCAGATAGTAGCGCTAACGGTAACAGCAAACCGATGTATGTTATGACAAGTGGTAGAAATGTCTATAAGTGTATATCAAACAACGCAAACGCAGTTTCTACTGTAGAACCTTCTGGTGACTACAGTACCGCCAACGGAACAATTCGTACCGCAGACGGATACATCTGGAAATACCTATACAATGTCAAACCTTCAAATAAGTTTTTGACCGCAGATTGGATGCCAGCACCAATTTCTACTTCAAAATTGGACTATAATGTTAGTTCAACAAGTGTTATTGACGGTGAAGTTTCTGCAATTATTGTCGTTAATGGTGGCACAGGCTATGCAAATCCAACAATAAGTGCAACAGCCTTTGGTACTGGTGTAACTACAATTGCTTTGGCCAACACAGTCAATGTGGCTGCAAATATGAAGGTGACAGGTACTGGAATTGCAACAGGAACTCTAGTTTCTACTGTAAATACAATTCTAAACATCATCACAATTTCTTCTGCAACCACAGCCAATGGTGGTGGAACTGGTAACAACCTGACATTCAGCACTAGAGTCTATATCAACGGTGATGGTTCTGGTATAGAGGCTAGTGCTAATATCGTAAATAGTGCGGTTTCTAAGGTCACCGTTGATGTTGACGGTATAGGTTACTCATACGCCAACGCAACAATTTACGGTTCAGGTACTAATGCTACTGCTAGGGTCGTTTTACCACCAAAATTTGGTCATGGAATGAATCCAGCTAAGGAACTGGACGGTGCGAATGTCATGGTTTCCGAAAGAATTGGTCTGGTTGATTCAACGGAAAGTGGATTAATTTCTTCATCTACCTCAATAAGACAGTACGGTTTGTTGAGAGACCCGTATAAATATGGTTCGAATACCTCAGTTTCGAGTTCTAATGCGAACACCGTTATATCACAAACTGTCAATTTGACAATGGTTGCTGGTACCGCATATACTCAAGATGAATTTGTCTATCAAGGTAGTTCAGCAAATAGTGCGTATTTTTATGGATTCGTTAACTCTCAATCATCAAATGAGGTTCGCCTAACTAAAGTAAGAGGTGATGTTGTTGTTGGTGGTACATTGATTGGTGCAACTTCAGGTGTCAATAGAACGGTTGTTAAGAAGTATGACCCTGAGTTTGAACCGTATACTGGTGATATTGAGTATGTTGAAAATGTTACAAAGATTCAAAGAGCAGACGGCCAAGCCGAAAATATCAAATTTGTTATCAGATTTTAAGGGAATTATTTAATGTCGTTAAATACCAATTTTAATGTCAATCCGTATTATGACGATTTTGACGAAGACAAAAAATTTCTTCGCCTATTGTTCAAGCCAGGATATGCGGTTCAAGCTCGTGAGTTAACACAGTTACAAACTCTGTTACAGAACCAAACTAGTCGTTTTGGTAATCATATTTTTAGAAACGGCTCTCTTGTAACTGGTGGTCAAACATTCATTCAGGATGCAACATACCTTAAATTAAATTCTGATTATGCAAATACAGCAATTTCTGTATCTAATTTCAACGGTCTATCAATAACAAATTCTGACGGTTCAAAACGCGGTGAAGTTATTGCCGTTTATGATGCTGATGCAGGAACTGGTGACCCTAAAACTCTTCTAGTTAAACAGATTTACGGTAATACATTTACTTCTGGTGAAACAATTCAAACAATTCAAGATGCACCTGTATATGCAAACATATCAACATCGGGTGTAGGAACAGGTCAAACATTTTCTATTAGTGAGGGTGTTTTTTACTATGATGGTTACTTCATTAAAAATAGTGCTCAAACCATCGCAACATCAAAGTATGATAATACAACAGCCAATGCCAGAATTGGTTTTGAGATTACAGAATCTATCGTAGTATCTTCACAAGATACCTCATTACTTGACCCAGCTCAAGATGCATCAAACTATCAAGCACCAGGTGCCGACCGTTACAAAGTCGATTTGATTCTTGCAACAAGGTCACTAACATCTACTGACACTTCTCAGTTTATCGAACTTGCTCAGGTTGAGAATGGCGTATTAGTTTCTGCAAACAAATACCCTCTATATGCGGTATTGGAAGATACTTTCGCTCGCAGAACATACGATGAGTCAGGCAATTATACTGTTCGCCCATTTCAACTATCATTAGAAACAAGTGCTGCGAACTCAGCAAAAGCAAATGTAATAATGTCTCCTGGTAAAGCCTATGTCTATGGCTATGAGTATGAGACTATTGCACCAACAACAATCACTTTTGATAAACCAAGAACAACTGACAATGTGGTTGGTAAGAGAATTTCTGCCGACTACGGATACTATGTCTATGCAAATACAGCAAATGGATCATTACCGATTGATACATTTTCAACTGTTGATTTGCATTGCGTTCCAAACTCAAGTATAAATGTTACTTCAACAGGAACAATAACCAATACAAAAATTGGTACAGCAAGAATTAAATCTATAGAATTTGAAACAGCATCAAACACTTCAAATGCTGCAACATATGAATTCAGAACTTATCTGTTTGATATCAATGTTGGTTCTATATTTGGTGGCAACGTAACTACAAAATTAGATTTCTCTAACACCTCTTATCTTGGCATAGCAAATACTGTTGTTAATGCATACCAGTATTCTATGTCAAATAACGCCTATGTTGGCGCACAGTTTAGAATCGTTACCGGTCCAGGTGCGGGCGAGCCATCGAAGACAATTGTTAATTATAACGGTGCAACACAAACAATTCAACTATCAAGCCCATTTACAGCAAACGTGCAACAAAATACTAGCACATGGGCAATTGATTTTGAGTTAGCTCAAGTAGAATCTTTGGCTGTTACAAGTGGAACACAGAGAGTTTCTTCAGTAGATATTGCACCTGCTTCAAAAGATCCAGCTTCACTATACGATGATGCTATTCTGTCTGATAGAAACTTAGAACCTTTAATTTTCCCATTAGGTCAAAATTATGTTGCTCTAAGCTCTATTACTGATTTCTACTACTCATACAGAAGACTGATACATAACCAAACATTTAATGCTTCATCACAAACTATTCTTCCAGCTCTTGGTAGTGGTGAAACTTATGCTGCGGCTACTTCAACTTCTTCAAAGGCACAGAAATATCAAATTATTGTAACAACACAAGGAACAAGTCCTTATCCTATCGGTAGTTACATACCAGCAAATTTAATTTCTGATGTTGATGTTCCTAACCGTAGAATTACTGTTACTGGTGCCACTACCGATATGGTAGTTGATGTTATTTGTACCATTGATGCTGTTAATCCAGGTTCAAAAACAAAAACATATGTAACTGCAAACTCTCAAATTCAAGTTGGTGATATTGCAGGTACTAGTATCTTCGCAAACAATGGTGTGATACTTTATACTGCTCAAGGTCAGACTCATGTTATGGCCAACACAGTAGTTAAGATACCAGGCATATCACAATCTTTATTTGTTGCCGATGTGGTAAACCTTGTTTCTGTAATAGATTACAACGGTTACAATATCACACTTGCAAACAGCGCATATGCAACCGATATTACTTCAAAGTATACACTAGATAACGGTCAAAGAGATTCTTACTATGACCATGCTGTAATTAAATTAAAGTCAGGTGTTTCTGCACCTAATGGTCCTCTTGTTATAAAATACAACTACTTCAGCTCTGCTGATGCTGGTGGATATTTTGATGTAGACTCGTATAGTGGTTACACATACGGTTCTGTTCCTCCATATACTTCTACTTCGACCGGATTATTTTACAGATTGTCTGACTGTTTAGATTTTAGAAGTGTTAGAGCTATACCTACAACACCTACTCTTGCTAATACTGTAACATTCAGTTCTGGAAGCAATCCAAAGATTCCAGAAAATGGTTCAGATATTATTCTAACTTATGACTATTACCTACCAAGAATTGATAAGGTTGCACTAAACAAGAATCGTTCTTTTGAAGTTATTCAAGGTAATCCATCTTTGAATCCTGTGCCTCCACAAGACAAAGACGGTGCGATGACTCTTTACATTCTTCGTGAACCTCCATATCTTGCAAATACCTCAAATGTAAATGTTGAGTATGTTGATAATCGCCGTTACACGATGAAAGATATCGGTACAATTTCGAAGCGTGTTTCTAACCTAGAATACTACACTTCATTGTCCTTGTTAGAACAATCAGCAGTTAATAAACAAGATTTGACTATTCTTGATTCTACCAATACACCAAGATTTAAAAACGGTATTATTGTAGATTCGTTTACAGGTTCATCTGTTGCTTCAGTAGCCAGCCCTGACTACAAGGCTGCTATTGATCCAAAACTAAATGAGATGCGCCCAACATTCAATGTATCATCAAGAATGTTGAATTTTAATCCTGCAACTTCAACAAATTATTTGCAGTCTGGTGCATTGGTGACAGCTAATGCTACTCACACAATGTTTATTGACCAGAATAAATCATCGAAGGTCTATAATGTTAACCCATTCAACGTAATCAATTACTTGGGTAAAATTAAACTTGATCCACCTTCGGATGTTTGGGTAGATACAAGTAAACAACCTGATGTTCTAGTTAACCTTGAAGGTGACAAAGATGCATGGGCTCAAATTGCTCAAGCCTCATACAGTTATGATTGGGGTAACTGGCAGACATATTGGACTGGTACACCAGTAGTTAGTGGTGCTCAAGAAGGTAATGAATGGATTGGTGATGGTGCCGGCACCGTGCGCCAGGCAACCGGCACACAATACATCACCACATCTGTAGGTCAAGTTCGTAGTGGTATTGCTACTCAAGTTGTTCCTTCTACAATTACCAAATCACTAGGTGATAAAGTTATTGATGTTTCTATCATTCAATACATGAGAAGCAAGAATGTAGTGTTTACTGGTTCTGGATTTAAACCAACAACAACACTATACGGTTTCTTTGACAATATTGATGTGAACAGTTACATTTCTAGACTGAACAAATTTACTCTTGCTACCAATAAACTTTCATATCAGACTACAACAGGTTCACTAGAAACAGTTGCCATTTATGACAACACATTAGCTGCAAACGTAGGTACAGCTCTGATTGCTCTAACATCAAACTATGAAGCGTTTGTTGTTAGTGTTAACCCATCAGCCGCTTTCAATGTATCAACTGCTAGTGTAAACTTAATTGGTTCTACTACAGGCACAAGTGTTCGAATCAATGGTTATGAACACTATAGCGGTCGTGCTGCAGCAGGTACAACAAATACTATTACCTTGCGTGTTGATGCACTTAATGCTAATAACACTGGTACATATGTTGGTTCTTCAATCTACATCGTATCAGGCACAGGTGCCGGTCAAAAGAGAACAATTAGTGGATATGTTGCAGGAACAAGAGTGGCAACAGTTTCTGCCGATTGGGCAACAACACCAGACACAACCTCTGTTTACTCTATCGGTAACCTGTATACAACTCTTGCCGGTGATGTTGCTGGATTGTTCTTCATACCGAGTGGTACATTCCGCACAGGTGAAAAACATTTCAGATTAATTAACAACCAAACTGGTGACCTTCCTTCTTCATCAACTAACGGTGATGCATCATTCTATGCACAAGGTTTGTTGCAGAAGACAGAGAATACAATCATATCAACCACAGTTCCAACTATTCAGAGAGCTGCTGTAACATCTGAGCGTGTTGTAACTTCTACAACCACAAGAGAGGTTGTAACTGGTTACTATGATCCGTTGGCACAAACATTCTTGGTTTCAAGAGATAATTACCCTGATGGTATCTTTATCAGTAAGGCAAGATTCTGCTTTAAGACTAAAGATGCAACAATGCCAATCACGTTGCAACTTCGCCCAACTGTAAACGGATATCCTTCTTCGTCTGTAGTGTTCCCAAATTCTACTGTAACACTAACGCCAGACAAGATTAATGTATCTGATAGCCCAGACTTGAATGATGAAACAAAATATACAGACTTTGTATTTGATTCTCCAATATATGTTCAACCCGGTGAATACACCTTTGTTCTAATTACGAACTCACTAGGGTATGAAGTTTATGCTGCTGAGATAGGAAAACTTGACACCGTAACTGGAGAACAAATATCAGAACAACCTTATGGTGGTTCATTGTTCTTGTCACAGAACGGTTCAACATGGACAGCAGAACAAAACTCTGACTTGATGTTCCGCCTATACAGATACACCTTCGATACAGGTACTGTAACAGCTAAATTCCAAGTTGATGTTCCTTCTGCAAACACACCATACGATTTGATGAACTTGATGAGTTCAGAGGTTGTGTTGGGTAATACTTCTCTTGCATATTCATTCACATCAGAGAAAGATACTACTGGTGGAATTGTTACATCAATACCAATTACTCCATACACAGACTATCTAATGACTGATGGTTATGGTCGTAGAGTATTGAACCCATCAACAGGTAACACTTCGATGGTTGTTACTGCAACAATGAGCACCTCTAATCCAGATGTTTCTCCAATATTAGATACATCACGATTTGGTTCTATCTTTGTTGAGAACATCATCAACGGTCTGCCACTAAGCAATTCAGATATTGTTATCACCAACGCAGGTACAAAATACGGACCTAACGGTTCTGTAACAATAACAATAACTGGTGGTGGTGGATCAGGTGCGACAGCTAATGTCCTTGTTGCAAATACTGGAACAGGTGCAGCACCAGGCAACTCAATCATTTCTGTTACCTTGACCAATCCAGGAAGTGGTTATACAACATCACCAACATTTACAATTAGTGATGCTAACACCACACCAGGTACTGGTGCAACAGTCATCTATAATGGTGAAGATAAAAAATCTGGCGGTAACTCAAATGTTCGTTACATTACCCGCAAGGTTACTCTGGCTGATGGTTTCGATTCTGGCGACCTGCGTGTTTATGTAACTGCATACAAACCTGCCGGTTCTGATATCAATGTATACTACAAACTATTGTCTGTATCTGATAACGAAACCTTTGATGATAAATCATGGCAGTTAATGACACAGTTGAGCAATGTTAACTTTGCGTCAAACAATTACCAAGATTACCGTGAAATTGCTTACGCACCTGGTATCTCCAATGCTGCAAACAATTCAGTATTGTATTCTACCAGTTCAACAACATTTAACACTTTCAGAACCTTCGCAATTAAGATTGTTCTGAGTGGTACTTCAACTGTTGATGTTCCAAAGGTTCGTGACTTCCGTGCAATCGCATTGCCTGCTGGATCGTAATCATGTATGCTAAAGTAAGAGACCATGATAACTTGGTGCGAGATATGAGTTCCAAAGCTGTTCTAAATACTGACAAAGAAGGTTTGCAAGAGTATCTTCGTAAGAGAGACCTTGCAAAGAAGCAGCAAGAAGAGCAGTTTGAAACAAAGAATCGTTTGGAAAAAATAGAACAAGATATGTCAGACATAAAAACTTTACTGAAAGAACTTGTAAACTTAAGGTCAAAAGATGGCAATTAATCAATTAACAACTGCCAATACATTCCAGCATTGGTTGACGGCTACACAGTCTTTAATTTCAACAGCCAATACTTTGACTGATGGTAACGGTGCGACATTTGTTGCCAACACGAAACTTGATGTTTCAGGTACAGGTTCTACTCTAAACGTAAGAACATCTTCTGCTATCAATCAGTTATATGTCAATAGTGGAAATCTATTAATTGCCGATGTTACTAGTCTTACAGGAACTGCAAACACAGCAATATATACTAAAATTGCCGCAGCAGAAGCATCAGCTCTAGCATTTGCGATTGCATTAGGTTAATCAATACAAAGAAAGTCATTCAATGGCAAACAACTTTAAAAATTACTTTTTGAAAAATGCTACCACAACAGCAGCTAATGTGTATGTTGGTCAAGCAGCAACTCAGGCTACAATTATCGGTATGACAATCAGTAATACAACAGCATCACCGATTAGTTGTAATGTAACCATAGTTTCTGGTGGTACCACTTACTTTATGATACAGAATGCCACTATCTCTAACGGTGGTGCATTAGTACCTGTTGGTGGTGACCAAAAACTAGTTATGGAAGCTGGTGACTATATGCAAGTTCAAACATCAGCAACTAACTCAGCTGATGTGATTGTATCAGCTCTGGAGATTACATAATATGTCATACATCGGCAACGAGCCTAATGTAGGGACTTTTATTGTTGGCGTTGAACGCTTTAATGGTACAGGTTCTTGCACAGAATTTACTCTAACGCAAACAGGCATTCAAGACCCTAATGCAATTGAGGTTCTTGTTAACAGTATTCAACAAGATCCAACAAATTCATATTCTGTTGCCAATGGTGTAATTACATTTACTGAAGCACCTTCTACAGGTGCAAACAACATCATTGTTACTTACCGTGCAACAACAGTTATTACATACGGTAATATACAAGGCAACCAAATATTAGATGGCTCAATCACTCTATCTAAGTTAGCATCTGGTGTATTACCTGATGCAAAGGCTAACTCTGCAGCAGTATATGCCAATGGTGCGTTTATCTCGGCTAACTCTGCTGGTGTATATGCTAACGCAGCATTCGCACAAGCAAACACAGGTGGTGCTGGTGCATCTTACGCAAACTCTGCATTTCTACAGGCAAACACTCCAAGTTATGTTGCTAACTCAGCTGCAACATATGCTAACTCTGCTTTTGCAACGGCTAACTCTGCATCACTATATGCAAACTCTGCCTTCACAAAAGCAAATAATGCAGGTTCAAACGGTTCTTTCTCTGTAACAGGAACAGGTATTGCAGTTTCTCTAGTTGGTACCGCAATCACTGGTTACAAGATTCTTGGTCAAATTGTAACAACTGCAAACTCAATTTCAAATGTCTATGTTGTTCCAGCAGCAACAAGTGCAGCAATCGGAACTATTACTGTCTGTAACGGTACAGCAACCGATGTTCTGTTTGACCTTGTAATGAGACCATCAACAGAAGCATTAGCCACAAAACATTATTTACTAAAGAGTATAACAGTACCTGCTGCTGATACACTTATCATAGATAGTGGTGTGACACTTAACACAGGTGCGATTCTAGCAGCAAATACAATCGGTGGCAACGCTTCAGCAGCCGCAGCCGGTATTTCTGTTCACGCTTATGGAGTTGAAATCGTATAATGGCAAACACTTATAAAATTCTTGGGCAGTTAAACCCATCAGCAAATACGCAAGGCAATGTCTATGTTGTCCCTGCAGCAACATCTACAGTAATCAATTCAATTCAGATTGCTAATCAAGATGCAACAAATGCATCATATAGTTTGATTGTTATACCAGCAACCGACTTTGCAAA